GCATGGTGTTAAGCTGATTCTCATTGAAGTACCACACCACGTCGCCGATGGCGACGACGACAGGTTGGTCTTCGATAGTGAACTGGCGAATAAGGTCTGACTGCTTCACTGGGGGTACTCCGGTCTGGGGTGTGTATCAATACTGGGAAACAACAGTGTATCACGTTTATCTGGCTAGTCAAAGCCAGATTTACGGGCTAGGGGACTCCAAGGATTATCTTACCTTGATCGGGCTTTTTGTTCTGTTTGAAGATACCTTCCAAGAACTTCTTGTCGGAGTCGAACATGGCTTGACCGGGGTCGGAAGGTGCGGTGATCTTTTTAGGGTACTCGAACCGGGGGTCAAACCCTGCCCAATACTCAATACAGTCCATCTGGTCGTGGACCTGTCCAGGTGCGACTTTATCCATAACGTCTTCCTTGGTAACACTTTTCACAGTGTCCTCAAGCTGACGCACAAGGGCAGGGCACTGGTGGTTTACGATCCGTAACTGCGGTCTACCACAGTTCCGAGGCTGCATCCATCGACGTAGTTTCATAGACCGCGTAACCCAGTTCGTCTCTCCTCGAAGGAACATAGCCCCTGTTACTTGGCAACGGAGCCCGACCTTCACAAACTCTTTGCTGTACTGATCGAACACAGACCAAGACTGTCCCATGCTGATCTGCAGACCCGCCTTGCTGTCCCCAATGAATCTCATGTAGTTTCGGTTAGGCTCGGCGGCTTTCGCCCGCCGTGCCATCTCTACAGCGTCGATACGTTGAACGGCCATCTCACGGTACACAACGTAGTACGGCTCACCTTCATCCCAAAACTCAATCGGGGGTATAGCACACCACAGTAGAGCTGGTCGTGCAGTGCCTGGGTCAAGCACTAGATCGACACACCAGTCGTCAGGAACAGACCAGTTGACCTTCCGCATCGCCTCTGTGACTTTGTCGTTCAACGGACTACCCTGACCATAGTCAACTACGTGGTACTTCCTGTCGTATGACGGATAGCAACTTATGGTGTCACTTACGAACTCACCCAATGCTCGGGCTCGGTACTCGGCGTCTGACCAACCTTCAGCACGCTTCTGTTTTTCTTCTTCGTCTACGAACGGACTTTCCATCCCGTTGAAGACGTATGCCCTGGCGTTCCGTTTCTTACGAGCACCTCGTGCGTACTCATCTTGTTGCAGGTCGCACCGACGTCTTAGATCGAGCAATGCAGGCGTGCCCATGTATGGGTAAGTAGCCCAGATCAACCGGCCCTTTCTGTCCGATAGACGGGACAAAAATTCAGGGTAGTGCGAACTTTGCTGCAGGGTTTCGTCAATAAAAATCAGGTTAACCGGGTCCCCTTTTTTAACCTCGCCACCGCTCCCCCACGCATATGCCATCGACCCGTCTCGCATGGTCATGCTGCGGAACTCGTTGGCTGCTTTGTTCTCCCAGACTTCGCTGATGATTTCGTTTTTGGGAATCAACGGGGGTGCTGGGGATCTTTCGTTAGGAGGTATTAAGTCGTCCCCCTCTATTCGGCCCGGCTGCCAGGCCCGCCAAAGACCGGTTTGCTTGTCTCGCACCATGTCAAATGCTGAACGGAAAAGCAGTCGATGGATTGTTGCGCCAATATGAGATAAAAGATTTCCGCAAAGCCAAACCGTGACTGGCCTGTTGTTCCAAGTCGGCTCACGCATGTTCCACGTCGTACCGTCCCGGAAGTGGATCGGCTTGTTGCGTAAGTACGAAGCCACCATGACCGCAGCGACCATCGACTTACCCGATCGAGTACCCCCTTGGATGAGGATCTCAGAAGCGTCGGTACGTATGGCTTCTTCTTGGTAGTCCGTGCCTCTCCACAACTCAAGTCCATCCAACTTTTGCTTGGCGACTTTTGCAGCAGCAGCGAGGCCCTGCTGGACCTCTCTGCGTTGCGTGAGAGAAGACTTGATCCTGTTGATTAGATCAGTTGCCATTGTTTCGTTCTGCTCGGTCTCGGGCATGTCTAGCGAGTTGGGACTGCCTACGTCGTTCGCGAGTCTCGGGGGAGTCAACCCGACCTCTAGCTTTGTCACCTATCTTCTTACGGGTTTCCGGGCTCATGTTACGAGCTATCTCCGCAAGGTGTGCCCGTAGTTCGGGGTTCCGCTCACGTCCTTTGTTAGCCGCACTGATCTTGGCTTTTGCCTCATCAGATATCGGAATACCTTTGCGTTTCTCTCCGTTGCGTCGGTACATCTCCTTCATCTCAGGCGTACTACGATCAACTGCTCTCGCAGAGTCAGACATTTTCTGACGCTGTTCGGGGGTAGCCTTCCGTCCCCTTGTCTTAGCCCGTTGCTTTGCTGCGTCAGACCATCCAGACTTCTTCCTCGCGTCCGTCATCTTCTGACGTATCGTGGGGTCTAGTTTCTTCATGAGGTCAGACTGGCGTTGTCGCTGCTCAGCAGACCTTTTACTCCCTTTCGCACTGCCAGCGGTCGGGTGTAAGTTATACACGGCAGTAGCGTCCCGCCCTGTGTAGTAGTCGAGATACACTTGTTCCTGAGCGAGACAATGTTCTGGTAAACAATACTCTGCCACTTTGAACTCGAAGTTCTCCGCACCGTGTTTATTCCAAGACCTCTGAAGTTTGTGGTTGTGATGTTTACCCTTATTCAGGTCACTCTTGTGGATATCCCAACGCTTCCGGAAACTCACCGCCGCACTGCCGATGTACCGCTTTCCGTTGATCTTGTTCCGAATGATGTACACACCCGTTTTACTTTGATCGTCAGCCACCCAACACCTCCACTCTCGGACCCGCCTCAATAATATTTAACGCTTCTCCTGCGGCCTCCACCACAGCGTTAGGGTCCAACTTTACCAGTTCTGAGAGTAGCTGTCTACGAAAATCCGCATCGCCCTCTAACCGCAAAATTGCGGCCTGCGAAGCGATCGCCATTAAGTCGGTCTCGGATATACCATCTAGGGGGTCTCCCACTTCCCCCACCATTTTGTCCCGCTCAGCCGTCAACCTTACTAAACATTCGTATACGCCCTTGATCGTCTTAAAATCGGTGTCATGAAAAAGTTTCAGTTCTTCCGGTAAGTGATCCCCCCGGAGTTTCTTGAGGTCCTGTGCCATCATCTTGCCAAGTTCAACGGCACCACCCAACTCATCCATCGCTGCTTCAGCAATGTCAAGCGTGAGTGGCCGACCAGCCTTCTTGACTTCGGCCAGTGCCTCTTTGAATCCTCGCTGCGGGACCTTGCTGGCCATGACAGCCATTGTCCCCGCCACTTTTGCATCATCATCGCATGACATACACAGACCTCTGGGTAGTATGTGTTCTGGGAGAACCGGCAGGTTACATGCAGGGCACATCACCTTGCCGGGGAAATTGACTAAGCCTGTCACTGGATTCCACCCCGACCGTTGAACGCCTGCAGGGCGTTGTAGACCGCACCCGCCACTGCAGCAGGGAACGGGCTCGGCTCTGGTCGGAGTTGCATCGGATTGGTGGGTATAAGATTGTCAGACCTAACAAAAGGTCCGGCATGTCCTGCCTGTCGAACTGGTGGACCTCCTTGAGCAATTTCGTTCCACACATCTGTTGGCACTACGTTCTGACGATGGAGGACCGCGTACATATCGGATGCTTCGTTCCACATGTTGTTCATCTTCCGGGCGAGACGGTATCTGTTGAGCCCCAGTTCGTCCTGTCGGGTAACCATTTCTAACCCTTCAGCGGTGCTTGGTTGCATCTGCCGAAGTACTTCGATACGCCCCAAAGTTTCGTCCATGTTGTTTGCAGCGGCTCGGTACGCAGCGTGCCCGGGGTTCAACCCTGAATATGCTCCAAACATCGGCATCGTCACGTTATCCCCTATGTATGCCTCGGGGTTCATGGATCGGTACGTGCTACTCGCTGACGGGTAGTGGGTGGCTTTGACAAGGTACGTATTTGGGTACGGAACATCGTCTGGAGTTACCAAGCTACTGTCCAAAGCCCCCGAAGCGTTTCTGTCAACCCAAGTGTTTGTCTGATACATCGGGTTGTACTTAGCGAGGTCGTCATACTCCAGTGTCTTCAATGCTGGACCTGAGTACCCCAATCGTGCTTGTGGACGTACTGTTTCAGGGATCTTCTCAGCCAACACTTTCGGATTCACCAAGGCGTACTTGCCACCCCGCTCAGCCTTCATCGCTGCGTTGGCTGACCGTGCCGCCTTACGGCCTTTCAAGGCTTTACCGACTGCCCCAAGCGGTACAAGGTTCAACGGGTCAAGCAGCATCTCTGCTCCAAACCCAGCAATGTCTTTCAACCCCTCCATCGGGTTGTCCATCCAACCCGACATGCCGGTCTCCTCATTGGCCCCGAGGAATGGCTGAAGCACGTCACGACCTGATGCACGGTTGACATCGGAGAACGGGGTTGCCCATTGGTCGAACGGGTTACGCCCCGATAGGATGTCTCTCAAGGAACTGCCGGGAAGATCCAGCAGGTTGCCTGCACCCGCCAATATGTCCATGAGAGATGCCATGTTGTGCTCCAAAGAAAAAGGGCAGGTTACATGCTGGGCACATCACCTTGCCGGGGAAATTAACTAAGCCTGTCACTGGATTCCACCCCGACCGTTGAACGCCTGCAGTGCGTTGTAGACCGCACCTGCAATTGCAGCA